GTCAAAAACTACCTCATCATGGTGAGATTTACTGGTTGGGATTTTATAAATTTTTGTCATTATGCTCTCTTATTAGCAGTTACAGTTGCAGTTACAGTTACAGTTAGTGCAGTTATGAGTATAGTAGTAAGCATCTAGTCCAGAACCAGCATCAAGAGTTAGATACTGGATACAGTTAGTTCCCACATTACCGCAATTACCTGCAACTTGGTTTCCAACGTAACGTCCAAAGGCAGAATTGCTTACACTGTTTGCGCCCGTTAATCCCTTTGTGTTCGCTGGAACCCAGCCGCCATAGTTACCTAAGTTGTTAGAGAACTGACTCAAAGCAGTTGGAGCAGAAGAAACGCCACTCCACGGCACTGTACCTGCAGAACCAGAGATGTTTGTAACAGTGATAGCACCAGTGTTACCTTGAACAGATGTTACTGGAACAGAAACAACAACAGCACCAGTGTTACCTTGAACAGATGTTACGTTTGCTGCAATAGTTGGATTACCCGCAACACCATCACCGTTAGTGATGGTAATACCAGCACCTTGAGTGATAGTACGAGTTACTTTAGAACCAGCACCGTTACGGACGATAACACCAGTAGTAGCCAAACCAGCAGTTGCTGTCAATTCAGCAGAGTATGCTTGGACGTCTGTACCGATCGCTAGACCTAATGTAGAGCGAGCATTAGAAGCCGCTGCAGAACCCATTAGACCACGCATGTAAGATGTCGCAGTATATACGCCAGCAGTACCAGAACCAGTAAAATATGGAGCAGCGTCTGCAGCAGATGTTACAGAAGCTAACGCAGCAAGTTCAGCATCATATGCTTGAACGTCTGTACCAATCGCTAGACCAAGAGAAGTGCGGGCACCAGCTGCAGTAGTGGCACCAGTACCGCCAGAGCCGATAGCCAACTGAGTCGTGAGAGTGATAGAACCACTAGTAATAGCAGCCACACCATTAAACGTACCAGAGAAGCTAGAAGCTGTAATTGTACCAGCAGCGAAGTTACCAGAAGCATCCCGAGCGACTAAACTATTAGCAGTATTGGTAGACTTAGCTGGAGCAGCTAAAGTACCGAAAGTAACAGTATCTGCATTAAGAGCAGACGCCGAAGTTGGAGTGGTAACTGTATTTAACTTGGTTAATACATCTGCAGATGTATAGCTAGCTGCAGTCTGTGCTAATTGAAGTTGTGTATTTAAGTTGTTGAAGTTTGCATCGACTTCAGAGTTGGTAAGAGGACTACCCTTACCCGCACGAGTCGTAATTGTTGCAGCGCTAACTGATGACATTGGTGATTTCCTTTAGTTCAATCTTTGTTCAAGAGTTGAAGAATTAACGATTTTATATCTTGCAATTCGTTCTTTATATTATTTATCTCAACCGTATGTTGAGAAATTGCGTTTTCACGCTGTTCAGCTTCTCTCATACGAACCATATATTCTTCGTACTCAGTTCTGTTTGTATTTATGATAGCTCCGCTAGAGGGGTCTCTAACTAAGCCATCATGTCCTATTACCTTCAAAAAATCAGTCATTATGGGCAGGCAATAACTCGTAGATCTTTAATAATTGGAACAGCACAACTGTTTGTAGACTGTAGAACAATTTTAACTACCAAGCCGTCAAACGGTGTTAAACCAGTTAGCGTAAAGTCGATATCTGAGAAAGCAGGGTTACCATTTTCTACCTTAACGATGGTAGAATCTGGATTCATCTGTGTATATTTAGTCGCTGCTAATTGCTTAGTGTCGCCAACGCTAGTCTTGTAGAACACCTTTACAGTCGCTTCAGACGGAATATTAGCCGCAAAACGAACACGTAAGTATGTAGAAGAGTTTGCAAACTTGATAGGCGTAGTTACATACTTACCAAGAGCAGAAGAGCCTTCTGGTGTAATTTCGTCAAAGAACAATTCACGAACAGATACAATAGAACCAGAAAGAGCAGTCTCAGCAGTTCCAGAGAATCCGCTTAAAGTAATAGTAGCTGTAGTACCATCATCTGTGAATCCAGTAACTAAGAATGTTCCCAAGTTTCCTGCTGTAGTGGCAGAACCAGAAATAGTCACGTAACGACCGATACCAATCGCCGCCATAGAGCCACGAATTGTAGCATTTGTAGAGCTAAAGCCAGTTGCAGTGAAAGACCAGTTAGTAGAAGCAGTAATGATAGACTTAGAGTCTAAAGCAGCAACGTTAGTATTTGCTTCTGCTGGCTGGTTAATCTTGTTAGAGATAGCAACTAAGCTAGTGCGGGCAGTATCGATAACTGGAGAAACAGCGTCGTTAGTAGTAGAAATCTGAGCAGAGAATGTTACAGACTTGTTACCACCCATTAAGGTGTTTTCGTTGATTTCAGATGCAATCACACGTGGTGAAGAGAAGAAGTTATTCTCTTTAACTAGACATGGAGTGTATGTAGTATCAGCAACGTATGGTGTTTGAGAACCATCAATAGCCTTACCAGAAGAAGTCAAGATAGAGAAACTAGACTTAGTGTCAGAGAACGTCTGCATCTGGATAGATGGGTTGATGATATCGTAAGACACGTTACGAGTAGCCATAACTGCAGCCCCACCACCATAACCGCTAGATGTACCAGCAGTAGTAGTTGTGATGGTGTAGCAGTTAGCGTCTATGTTAGAGATAACATGGTCACCATTCAATTCCGCTGCTGGGATACCATTGAGTGCAGAAACAACACCTTTAATGGTAACACGTGAACCAGAGTACATACCATGGTCATAATGCCATACACGAACTGCAGTAGAACCGTTTACGATCTGGAATGGATCAACTTCGATCGTGTCGTATTGCAACACATCGTTAACAAAGCTAATGTTACCAACAACGCTAGTATCGAACTGAGCACGGTAAATAGTGAACTTAATATCTTGGTTCTGATCTGGAGTCCATGTAGATGCGTTTTGAGATTTGAACAGGACACCAGCATATGGCTGCTCAGAGATAGTTCTTCCAGAAGTACCTGGAATTGTATCACCCATGTTAGAGATCCAAACCTTGTAGTTGTTAGAGTCAGACTGAAGAACGAAAGCATATTCAGTATTGTCTTGTACGTATACAGGAGTCTTAAATTTGAACTGGGTAGGTGTATCGTAAGATGGATAAGATGTACCATCTAAAGAAACAACATTAGAAGACAAATTAACTTGAGTTGGGTTCAGAGTAGTACGGCTAAATGCTAGAACGTTCTTTCCAGGTGTACCATTAACCATCTCACGGATTTCTAGGGTAACAGGAATACGATCATCTTTTGTGGCAAAGAAGATATCAACGCCAGTCAAGAATGCACCGCCCTTTTGCTGAACTAAGAATGATTGCGCAAGTGGATCGTACCAACCAGTATCAGAAACTACACGGCTACCAGCGCCCTGATAGATTGTCTGGCGAGCAGATGGGTCATCATTTGGTCCAATGATTTCTTTGACTAATTCAGCGTTACGCACAGCATTAACGGATGCTTGTTTAGTCTCAAGAACACCTTCTGCACGATAGATTCCACGACCACGTGAAGTCCATTGACCAGTAGAAGTAGAAGCATCGATAAGTTTCAACTCACGTGCACCAGTACGGAAACGAATAGCTTCAGTGTTAGGGATATCAAACAAGAAGTTCAATTCACCATTCTTGTTGGTAATCAGAGATGTAGGTGTAGTAATTGACACAACAGTACCAGAAGCACCAGATACAGAACCTGTAAATGTTTGCCCGTTGGAGAATGTGCCGATAACGTTGGCTAGTTCAAGAGTTAATGTGCCAGTATCTGGATCGATAAACTTACCAATAACAACACCAGAAGCGGTATTCAAAGAGTTAGAGATAACATCACCACGATTTAAACATACTTGAGAATCGCCACCGATACGACGTTTGGTTTCAGAAGCTGAACCACCAACGTTTGTAGATAGGTCAAATGTACCAGAACCAGCAGTGTATACCAATTTAACAGAAGGTGTCACGAACGCACTAACATCGATGTCATCGAAGTATGCGTAGAAACGAGTAGCTGGTTTTAGACCCTTAGTCTGTACCAAGATGTTTCTAGAACGAATGTAAGGAATAACTGCAGTAGAAACAGTGCGGTCAGCAACCGTCTCATAATCAGTCTTAACTGCCAGAGAAGTCTTAACACCAGTACGTGATTGGCCAACAGCTTGTGCGAAGTTTTCAACTTTAACAACACGGTGAGCCCAACCAGACGCAGCTGGTCCAAGACCGAACTGGGCGTCAAGAGCAGCACCGCCGTCGCCATAGCGACGATCTGCGACTAAAATGTCTGTTCCAGTAGAATACGGAGTACCCATCCATTCAGTCTGCCACGCACCCCAAACAGTACCAAAACCAGCATCGCCGATGATGCCAGCACGAGTTGCTAGGTCTTTGATTGTGTTATAGTTACCTTCTACTTGTTGCACTAGATCAGGCATGCGTGTAGTTTCAAACCAGTCATCAGATGGTGGGTTGATGTCTACGTTGCCCAAGAATGTGTAGATAGCGAATGGGTTAATATTTTCTAAGCGAGAAGCATAGTCTTGCTTAATCAATACTGGAGTATTGATAATTGGAAGAGTGATAATATCACCGTTCAATTGATAGTTAGAAGCTGCACGTTGACCAGAGTTAGAATTTTTCTCTAAAAGGTTAACGTTGTAAGACGTATAGAATGGACGAAGTTGATTCTTCTCCATATCGATAGAGCAGAAGTAGTCTTTGGACTTGCTATTACCGATATTGTTACCACTAAAGTTATCAACAACGAAACCATTCTTCATACGATCTAGACCACCAGTTGTGGTGATTTTCATAGATTGAGTTTCTTGCTCTAACAGAGAAAGAGAAGTGTAGTATTCAAGGTTGTTGATACGAGACTCTAGCTTACCAATATCACGCATTGTGTAACGCTTGTTCTCCATCTTTTGAACAGCAATGCTATCAGAAGAAGTAGAGAAAGTGTATGGCTCTAGGGTTAAGTTGTATAGAACCATACCCAACGCTGGGTCTTGTGGGTCACCTGGATTTGTAGATGGCACACCAGTAATATCAAAGAATTTACCGTTAAAGTCAAGAGCGATCTTATCCTTACGTGCTAGGTAATAGCTGTAATCAGATGTTACGCTTTCACCACGCTTTGGAATACCTGTGATAGAACCACCAGTAGAAACGAAATTCTTAACAGTGCCAGCAGATTTGTTGGCAACACGTGGACGGAAATCTAGAGAGTCCCGCAATACTGCTGGGACTTGATTATAGTCGACGTTGCTGTAAGAGTTGATGTCAAAATAGTCACCAACACCATGTTCGAAATACTCATATGTAACTTGTACTGGATTAGATGGAGCAGTGAACGATGGGATTAGGTTCAAACGACCCCAATCGTAGTGTGTGCTGCGCTGGCCATTATCGAAATCATAACGATCAGAGATGTCTAATGTATAAGCAGTAGATACTGGTGTTGTTCCGAAGGCTGAAGATGGAGCTAACTTGATAGAAACGATACGGAATACATCAGCTTTGTCTAGGTATACAGTTGCAGCTTGCGCTGCTGATGCTGTAGTAAATGTTTCAGTTGCAGTTGTAAGAGTTTTAGTCTTTTCGTAGCCAGAACCATTACGAATAACTGCAGCGATAACTGTAATAGAACGACCAGATTGTCCAGCGGGAACAGTAATAGTACAAGTAGAACCAGAAACAACAATAGAAACTGGATTGATGATTGCACCACCAGCTGCTGCATCATTATCAACTACAATATAATTTGTAGTTCCAGAAGCAGAAGAAAATGTACCAGATGTAGATAAGTTCACAGTAACGCCAGAAGCTGTCTGTGTGAATTTTTGGTAACATACGTATGTTGTGTTGTTTACACCAGAAGTGCCAGCGCCACGAACTGAACGAATAGCATAATCAGGTAGAGAAAATACTAAACTAGAGTTGTTGGCTTCTAAAACCTGAGTTGTAGCTAGGTAATATACCTTATTCGTAAATGCACTAGAAGTGATTGTTACATCATTCTGAGAAGATGGGGTTCCAGTTATACGGACTAATACACCATCGACAACGATATAGTCGCCAGAAATTAAATCAGTCTGGAAAGATGTGCCATTACCAGCCAACGCTGTTGCAGAAGCAGTAACAGATCCAGTCAATTTAGTAGTAACTGGACTAATATCAGAACTGAAGCTAAGGTTAGTATCACCACTAGAAACACTATAGTAGAATGACTTAACGTTACGGTTAAAGTCTTTACCTGTGTTCATTTGAATATCAAACAAACCTAGTTTGTATACAGCAGCAGAACCATACAAAGCACCGCTATGCCATTCCATGAAACGAACACGAGCAGTACCGATTTGAGAACCAGCTGCACTACCAACTATTGTCCCAGTAGTTTGATCACGTAAGGAGATCAATTCGCCTGTGTCGAGTGGGGGTAAGTTGTTGGCGTTAGTGACGAGAACATAGTTACCAACAGTCGGTTGCATGATGCTGTTCAGTGCTTGGTCATATGCACGAGCTTTATCTACAGCAACGTATGTTGTTGAATCTTTTTGAATTTCGTAACCACGAACATAGGCTTTTCCTGGTTCTAAACCAACGGCAAGTTTAGATTCAGAACCCTCTTTATAGATACCACGATTATATGCTGGTGTTGTATCAAATTCCCACTTGATACCAGTAGAACCTGGACCATCATATGCAGTACCAGAAGTATGAATAGGTGCAGTAGTAACAGATGTGCCACTCAGTTTGGCGACATAAGTTTGACCGCCACTAGTAACGATGTCACCCGTTAAATATGCAGTGTTTTGTGTCCATAAACCACGATCGTTATTACGGTGTTCACGAACATCGATAGAAAATTCACGTACAGTGTAGTCACCAGATTCATCATATGTACGACGAGCGAGTTCATCGCCGATCATAGAGTATGCAGTGGTATCAACGATAGTTTTAATCTTACCATCTACAACACGAATAAGCTCAATGAAGTCTTGGTCGCTTGTGCTATCAACGCTCAACTTAGTTAAAGTTAGGTCGATGTAATAGCGATGCGCACCTGGAGCAGCAAAGTTGTAGCTGTTCTGTGCATTGTCAAGTAATGTTTCGTCTTCTTCTGGTGTTACGATAGATTCAGTAACAGTCAACCCGATACGGTAAGAAGGTATATTGCTATATTTGTCTAGAACGATAGTCTGTTCTTCAACCAAACAGAAGTGTTTGTTGATGTAGTAAACACCACGTTGAACAGTAGCTAGAGAACCTTTACCTACAGCATTAGAAGTAGAAGTTTGGAAAGAATAAATTCCATCTTCAGTAGTGATAACTTCAGCGTTAGAGAAAGTTTGAGTTGTGTTGTTGCTACCCGTTGTTGTATAACGAATGTACAATGTAGTTGGGTCTGTATTCTCAGAATCTTGAGCTACAATAACTTCAGCAGTTACGCCAGAAGAACCGATGATCGTCTTACCTTTGAGAGAAGCCACAAACGTTTGAACTGCTACGCCGTTATAAACAGATTGTAGCGTAACGTAATCGGCACCCTTATTGGGTTGTGTAATAGTCTCAACAGATGACTGACCTGGGATTACCATCGCACCTTGTTTGAAAATAGCATCACCATGACGAGAAATCTGATTCTGCAGAATTGTCTGCATCTGAGTCAGTTCACGAGCCTGAACAGCAAACGATGGACGATATAGAATACGGTAGAACTTCTTGTTCTCATCGTAATCATCATTATACGGTTCGGTATTGAAATCGATCATTTTTACTCTTCTTAAATGTTATTCTTTATTTATTAGAATTTGATAACAGTTCTTAGTGTGACTGTTTGGTCAGCTGTAGGCGTGAATGCTTGTTTGTTATCAATAAACAGGATGTGTCCAGAGTATTTATCTGCGCTTGGAACAGTGACACCAGACGACGCAAATGTTTGCCCAGTAGGGTTAATGAATATAGTTCCAACAACTGGAACATAATTATCCAATGATTGTAGCAGCATACCAGTAGTTGTAACAGAAACAATTCTAAAACGACGAGCAGAATCACCAACAGTCAACAACATGTCTTGCTTAAACGCTGATGCGTCAACAGAACCTGTAACAACATAACAAGCAGATGCCAACGCACTCTTCAAATTACCATATGCGCCGAACTGACGTGGGTTCTTTATAATACCGAGCTGTCGGAAGTCGTTATTGACGTTGAATCCTTGATTGGTATCTTTAGAGATGTTAGTGTAGAACATAAGAGTTCTAGCAAACATGCCAGTGATTGGATCTTTACCGTGACCACCATATGGAGCCATAATAGCACGAGCCTTCGCACCAAAACCACCACCAGAGATTGTCACATTAGCCCAACGATATCCAGTACCATATCCGTCGATAATTAGTTTCTTAATCGCACCACCTTCGATAATGGCATGGGCAGAAGCTCCTGTGCCATCTCCATCAATAGTGACAATTGGGTTTTCGCCATATCCAAAACCACCAGATACAACAGGATATGCCATAATACGACCATCTGGAGTTAATAACTCCGTGTTCGCCTGCATCGTGTTGATATCGCCTGGAGATAAGTCAGCAGAGATAACCGCATTTGTACCATCACCCTGAATTGTCAAGTTAGCGTATGTATATCCAACACCACCATTATCGATCTGCACACCAATAATCTGACCACCAGAAACTAGTGGAATCAGTTTAGCTTCAGACTTAAGACCAACAAAATATCCAGTAGCGCCAGCCCCGCCAGAAACTGGTTGAATCTGGATGTTTGGTAATGAAGAATATCCAGAACCATATTTTAGCACAACAGTACCACTTGCTGGAGAACCAACATATGTTAGAATGGTAGTACCGCTAGCAGCAGCTCCAGAAGTATGGATCGGTGCTGTTGTATTCGTAGTACCTGCAGTAGTTACAGTGTATAAACGGTTGGAATAGAAAACCTGAGTTCCAACTGTATAAACAGTAGAAGCAGTCCATAGATTACCAAATTTAGCAGTTGGGACTGAATTGTAGTTATCGCCAGAGTTAGAAACATAAACTTTCTGCACACCAGTGGCAGTCATTACAGATGCACCGATAAAACCAGACCCGCCGCCACCAGATAATGTAATGGCAGGAGCAGAAGTATATCCAGAACCTGGAGAAGTCATATTAACTTCTAACACAGAACCTTTTAGTACAATACCTGTTACCGCACCAGATGACACAGTAACTGTACCTGTGGCACGTGTGCCAATATATTTCAATGATGCGGTGCCGTTTGCAACTACACCCGATTTATGTGTTGGGGCAGGAGAAGCTAGTATACCAGATACAGTCGCTTCATATAAGTTATTATT